TTAAAGTCTCTCCGTGACTAGACATTAGAATTTAATAATGTCTTCTGCCATTCCACCTCTAACTCCGCTATTGATATAGTTATAAGGAATCTCATCCACTCCATAATCGTATCCATAATTGAATAGAATACTGTCTCCTTCTGTTTCCCTAGTAACTTTAACGAAACGAGAATTGGTTGTCCAACCCTTAACACGCTCTAGAGTTTCTGTGATTTGTCGAAGAAGATATGGATCTTCATTCTTAGCGCCAAGACTAAGTGCTTCTCGCAATGCATCTTGAGCACGTTCGAGTTGGTATTTAACGGAATCAGTCATCATCATCTCCTTTAATGTAACATGGAACCCGATCAGGATCCAACCATTTAGTATACTCAAAATCTTCTATGGCAAGAAAAAGTTGAGTTTCATTGTCACAGAGATACATGTCTCTGTATTTACCAGTGTAGGAATCAACTTTCTGAATCCTACAATCGGGTTTCCCATTAACCTCTAGTGTTCCAACTTGAACATAGCGGTAGGGAAACCGCTCCATAACAACAGTGGGTTTCTTCATAATGAATAGTTCAAAAGGCGTCTCAGGAGGGACTTGAACCCCCGACCAACTGCTTAGAAGGCAGATGCTCTATCCAACTGAGCTACTGAGACATTCTACATCAAGCAGGGGTTTTTTGCAACTGCTTGATCTGATCAGCGATTTCTTTTGCTTCGCTGAGGCGTCCTTCACTTGCGAGAGAGTGAAGTTGGTCAATTAGAGCTTCTACAGTTTTGTCCATAACAGTTTTGTAATCGTTCATGAAATCAACCACTTGGACCTCCTTGACTGACTTATATAGGATAGCATGGGTAGGGCGCCCTGTCAAGCCCCCTTGAAGTAGTCTTTTCGCATGTACCTTCCCAAGATATTAGAGTTATAATACTTAGGAATTCCATCGACAAGAGACTCTGATAGTACATTATTTAGAAACAATTGTTTAGTTTCTTCAAAATTGCACATACCTTTTGTAGTATGTAGCGATAGAATCTCTCTAGAAAAGTAAAGTTTACCGTACTTCTTGATATCCTCTTTTAGTTCTGGACATGATCCATAATAATTTTTCCAATCAGATTCTTGTTTAACTCTTCTTTTCTTACCAGGTGGAGTTCTATAACTCCAGAAGTATTTTCTACCTATGTAAGATCTTCCAGTTTTAATGGATTCTATTCGATAAACAAAACCGAAGTAATCTTCTATCTGATCTGAAGTAAAAGGTGCTGCATCATATATCCATGGGTTCTCATAATCTAACATTAAATAACCTCTAATCTCTTAGAGGTATTTATAGAGTATGTCTTGAACCCTCACAGAGTTATTTTACAGGGAAAAAAAGGGGTTGTCAAGTGGTCTTTGTCACCCGACAACCTTGCGACGACGATATTTGGGTTACCCCGAATCTATTTATGCGAAGATACGTCCCCATCCGCTCTTAGGACCGTCAGGAAGCCACCTCTTCTGCAGGACGCTACGAGCGTAGACAGCACCATCTCCGTTGCTCACAGCACCCGTATACCCATCGTTGAGGGATCCATAGGGGTCATTGACCACATAATCGCCTGCAGGGGTCTTACCCACTACCACGAGCATGTGCCCTCCTGTAGGGGCACTGAGGGATCCCCTATGAAGGATTCCGATCACCACAGGACGACCAGCAGCAAGTTCCCTATCCAGATCCTCGAATCCTAGGGAATAACTAAAGGATGACTTAACTCCATAAGAAGCAAGCACTCTAGTTTGTACTAAGTGATCTGTAGTATCTCCAGTTGAGAATACTTTCTGTACATAAGCATCATCACCTTTAGATCCCTTAAGAGTTCCTGGTTTTAGATACTCAAGTACCATAGCACAAGCAGAACTATTGCAAGTTCTATCTGCATCTCTGTAGTTATCTGTCTGTGGGAAGAATGGAACATCAAGTACAGAGGACTTTGGTTTCTCTGGTTTGGTTCTGAATGTCTTCACCCATGCAGAAGTATCTTTCATCTCTTCTGGTAGTTTAGCAATAAGAATCTTTTCCAGCATTCCTGCTGCTTCTACATGCTTAGGGTTCTTCTCATCGTAATGCTTGAAGAAATTGTGTAAATCTATAAACTCCATTGTGTATCCTCCTATTGGTTTTCTCCATAAATCTCCTTCGGCTTTACGCCTTCTTAGTAATCCTGCTTCAACATTAGATCCAGGATCACGATATAACTCTAATGTTTTAGGTATTGCTGCCCAATTCTTCTCTCTCAGATTGCGAGAGATAGTATCAAATCCTTCACTGCCATAAAAATTCGCCCCCAAGTTATACGCAAAACTTAGGAGCGCACCTTTTTGATTATCATTTAGTTCATCCCAATAGGGAATCTTCTGGACTGCAGGAAGAAAATAATTCTTCATCTGAAAGTCCAGAAGACTATCTGCGTACTTTTGAGTAATAGTTCTTCCTAGTTTAAAGGGACTACCATCAAAATCTCTTGTACTACCCCATCCAATAGTGATTGGTTCTCTACCAGTTTTGGGATCTGGATATGCATGTAGATGGCAATCCTCAAAGGCCTTGATTAATTCAAGACCTGATTGAGGTGTTTGGGTCATAGTTGGAATCCTTCAAATGTGTTTTTAGTTACATCCTGCTTAATGCCGCCGACAACGTATGATTCAATTTCAGTTTCCTGTGGAGCATTTTGCATCATCTTAGAATTCAACCAGTGCTCAGTCCAGGGAAGAGGATTATTCTTTGCTGGAATATCATAAATTGCTGGAAGACCAATAGACTTCATGCGACGATTAGCAATCCACTCAACATACTGTGAAAGCAGCTTAGTATTTAGTCCAATCATAGATCCATCTTTGAACAGGTATTCTGCCCAGTTCTTTTCCTCATCTACAGCATTCCTAAACATCTCAACAATATTATTCTTCTCTTCCTCTGCAATACGAACCATATCTGGATCATCACCAGCAGCCCACTTATTCAGAATCTTCTGAGTAAGAACTAAGTGTTGGGATTCGTCTCTGGCGATGAGGGAGATGATTTTGGCACTTCCTTCCATGAGTTTAAGTTCACCAAAAGCGAAAGAGCAGGCAAACGATACGTAGAACCGAATTCCTTCGAGGATATTAACGTTAGCAATCGCTCGATAAAGTTTTCTTTTGAGTTCATATCTATTTTCTTGTGCGGTAGTAACACCCTCTTGAGCAAACTTCCAGTCATTAGAAGCACCATATTGATGTGCTGCAGATAGAAATTCATCGTAAGCAGCAGTCACACTATTTGCTCTAGCAATGATCTTCTCATCATCAAGAACAGTATCAAGAATTTCAGTGGGATCTGGATACACATTCTTAATGATATAAGTGTAAGAACGGGAATGAATCATTTCCATGAATCCCCACACTTCCATACATGCTTCCAGTTCAGGTAGAGAACAGTATGGAAGGAAAGCAATACTAGGACCACGACCCTGAACAGAATCTAAAAGAATTTGGTATTTGAGATTCGATGTAAAGATGTGCTTTTGTTCTTGGCGAAGTTGTTGATAATCAGCACGATCCTTTTGGAGGGAGACCTCCTCAGGTCTCCAGAAATATCCAAGTTGAGATTGAGTTAGTTTATCAAAGTCTGGATACTTATATGAATCATACCTTTGGACTCCAAGAGGAGCCCCAAAGAACATAGGTTGTTTTTTAGTGTCAACTTTTTTTGAGTTGAATACAGTCATTGATTCTACCATTAGTTTTCCTTCTCTAGATTTTACACGAATCACAATCTTCTTCAGCTTCCAATAGTTCACTAATCAGATCGTCCACGTTCTGTTTTGCCTCATCATCACCATCCTTCTTAGCATCATAAGTATTCTGATAGTAGGAAGTCTTCCAACCATACTTGTATGTATTGAGGAAGTCTGTTGCCATCACTGACACAGGAACTTCATTATCGGCATAATTTTCTGGATTATATGACCAGTTTCCAGAAATCGCTTGATCGAAGAACTTCTGCATAACAGCAACAATATTGATATAACCAGTGTTGCTAGGCATATCCCAAAGAAGCGTATAGTTGTTCTTGAGAGATTGATAAGAGGGGACAATCTGCTTGAGAGGTCCTTTCTTCGATTTCTTAACGGACAAGTAACCTCTAGGTGGTTCGATTCCATTTGTTTCGTTTGACACAACGGAACTGCTCTCCGATGGCATCTGTGCGGACAGTGTTGAGTTCCTGAGACCGTGAGCCAAGATGGATGATCTAAGACTTTCCCAATCATAATTCAATTCATTAGGTACGATTTCATCAACTTCCTTTTTATAGGTATCAATTGGAAGAATACCATCAGCATACTTAGTACGATCAAAGTATCCACAAGGACCATACTCTTTAGCGAGTTGGTTGGATGCTTTCAGTAGATAGTACTGGAATGCTTCAGTTAGATCATGAACCAGTTTCCATGCACCAGGATCATCATAGTGCTCACCATGACGAGCAAGATAGTGTGCAAGACCAATGTATCCAACACCCAGAGAACGACGATTGAGTGTGGAAAGTTCTGCAGCAAGTACAGGATACTCCTGATAATCAATCAGAGAATCTAGACCACGAACAGCAAGATCACAAAGTTCTTCAAGTTCATCAAGGTTCTTCAGTTTGCCAACATTAATCGCAGACAGAATGCAGAGAGCAATCTCTCCCATAGGATCATCAATATGCTGAACTGGTTTTGTTGGCAGAGTAATTTCTTGACAGAGGTTACTCATCCATACCTTATCCTTGAAGGAAGAGTGAGAGTTACAATGGTCGATGTTCATGATATACAAACGACCAGTCTCAGCACGTTCTTTCAGGAGGTCCAGAATGAGTTCTTGAGCT